AAGTATCCGAACCTAGTAGATAACGCAGCAGTGGCTCGCAAGAAGAAGAAAGGCAAGTAATGGCAACAGGAGTAGCAGGAAGTACCCTAACGGGTGAACTTAACCGTCTAGCCAATGGCGGTACATATCCCGTTTATACGGCTTATGAAGCGCCACAGGGCGCTGCAAACGCATGGGCTGGAACTACTGGCAAAGGACTTATTGCTGCCCTGAATTACAAGGCTAGTTCTACTCGCCAGCCAAATGACTACAAAGGTTTAAACGCCATCTGCAATGAACTTGCTGGTACCTCTGGGCTATCAGCCGTAGTAGCACTAAGGAGCATTAACCTATGAGTACATTTGCTCAACTAGCAGACCGTGTTGAGGCTGTGCTACATGGCTACACAGAGAATACAGAGGCTGCAACATGGCTTACAACTAGCGCAACTAGCACAAGCACATCGTTGACTGTTTATGATGCTTCTGTTATTGGTCGTGGTTATGTACAGATTGATGACGAAATTGTATTCGTCAACTCAACAGACAATGTTGGAAACCTTTTACTACTAGCACCATGGGGCAGAGCGCAGCGTGGAACTACTGCTGCTGCTCACTCTGCTAATGCTAAGGTAACAATGGCTCCACTGTTCCCACGCCAAGAGATTAAGAACGCTATCAACAACACTATTGATGCTATGTACCCAAGCGTATTTGCTTTAGGTACTTACGACTTTGATTATGTGGCAGCGCAGTACTCTTACCAGATTCCAGCAGAAGTGCAGAATGTCTTGTCGGTAACCTACTCTACTATTGGTCCATCTAAAGAGTGGTTTCCTGCTCGTGCATGGCAGTTAGATAGAACTGCAGACTCCGATGCCTTTGCTACTGCAAAGAGCCTATCTATTTATTCAGAGATTGTGCCTGGACAAACCGTACATGTTTCCTACAGCAAGCGCCCAACGCTGCTCACTAGCGATAACCAAGAGTATGCAACAGTCACAGGCTTACCTTCATACTCAGAAGATGTGGTCATTTATGGCGCAGCCTTCCGTATGGTTTCGTTCTTGGACCCTTCACGCCTTGGTCCTCAGTCTGCAGCAGCAGACATCTTAGATGGCGTGCGACCAAATGGTTCTGGTCAGAACGCATCCAGATTCTTGTACAACATTTATCAACAGCGTTTAAATGAAGTGGCGAATAACCAACGCCGTCAACATCCAATCCGTTCGCACTATCAGAGATAAGGTAGAAAATGGCAGCAGGCGACCCAGGCTCACCAGCGCGGTACTTCTCCTCAATAGCAGTAGAAACCTCGCTTCAATCATCTATCCCCGCACAAGCACAGGGTTCATCTAACAGTTCCTTCATCGTTGAATCTGTAAGCGGGTTTCCAACTTCGTATCCATATACGCTCATCGTTGACCCAGACACTTCTAAGGAAGAAGTCTTAACCGTAACATCAGGCTCAAGTACAACACTTGTTGTAACTCGCGGTGTTGATGGTACGCAGGGCGTAGCCCACTCTGCAGGTGCTGTTGTTCGCCATGGCGTGTCAGGTCGTGACTTCCGTGAGTCACAGAACCACATTGCAGCCCGTGGTTGGGACATTGACGAGGCTATCCTTGTTGCTGCCAATCAGACACATGTTCACGGTATTGCTGTTGGCGATGGTGTAATCGTTGGTACTAACAAAGAGCAGACATTAAACAATAAAACTATTGGTGCTAATGGTCTAAAGTTTGAAGGTTCAACAACTAATGCCTTTGACACAACCCTTAATGTTGTTGACCCCACAGCCAATAGAGCAATTACATTCCCTGATACCAGTGGAACTGTAACAATCAATGATGCAGCACAGACCCTAAGTAATAAGACTTTAGGCTCAAACCTTGCTGCTGGAACATTTAAGATTACTGGTCTTGGTGACCCAACAGTAGCCCAAGATGCAGCCACAAAAAACTATGTTGATACTGGCGTATCAAGCGGTGTAGCACAGGCTGCAGCCTCGGCTGCTGCAGCAGCAACAAGCGCGACTAGCGCTTCTAACAGTGCTACTGCTGCTGCCACAAGTGCTTCATCTGCTGCAGCAAGTGCATCAGCATCTGCTTCATCGGCAAGTGCTTCAGCAACCTCTGCTACGGCTGCTGCTACCTCTGCTACTTCTGCAGCCAACTCAGCGACTGCAGCCGCTACCAGCGCTACAAGCGCTGCTAACAGCGCTACTGCTGCAGCAACATCTGCTACATCTGCTGCTGCTTCAGCCACTGCTGCAGCCTCTAGTGCAACAACTGCTGCTGCATCTGTTGCTACTATCGCAGGCTATGCTGCTGCTGCTGCAACAAGTGAGGCTAACGCCCTAACATCTGCTAACTCTGCTGCTACAAGTGCTGCGAGCGCTGCTGCTTCTACAAGCGCTGCTGCTGCATCTGCATCTGCTGCTGCTACAAGTGCAACTTCTGCTGCTAACTCAGCAACGGCTGCAGCAACATCTGCTACAAGCGCTGCTAACAGTGCTACCGCAGCAGCAACAAGTGCAACAAGTGCAACCGCTTCAGCAACATTAGCAAATGACTGGGCTACCTTGATGACTGGTCCTGTTGCTGGTGGAGAGTACTCCGCTAAGTACAACGCAGGACTTGCAGCAACCTCAGCCACAAGCGCAGCCACATCTGCTTCATCAGCAGCAACTTCTGCTACTGCTGCAGCGACAAGCGCAGCAAGTGCAGCCACATCAGCAACTAGCGCTGCTGCTTCCTATGACCAGTTTGATGATAGATACCTTGGCGATAAGTCATCTGACCCAACTGTAGACAATGATGGCAACCCACTACTAACTGGTGCGTTGTACTTCAATACAGTGGTCGGCGCAATGAAAGTTTATGATGGTTCAGCCTGGGACTTGGTAGCCCCTGATACATCTAACTTTATTGACAAGTCAGTTCTTTCTGGCAAAGGTGCCTTGCTTGGAGCAAGTGCTGCATCAACACCTTTCTCAGTAACACCTGCTTCAACAAATGGATACATCTTAACTATTGACTCAGCAACCACATCTGGTCTTGCTTGGGTAGCACCTAACCCTGGTGACATTACCGCAGTAACAGCAGGCAGTGGACTTACAGGTGGTGGAACATCTGGCGATGTAACACTAGCCGTTTCATCTGATGTGCTTCGCACTACTGGTGGACAAGTTATCTCTGCTAATACCTCTGCTAATGCTCTTGAGATTAGACAGATTGGTACAGGTAATGCGCTCTATATTGAAGATTCAACTAATCCTGATGCAACACCATTTGCAGTCACAACAGATGGCTTGATTTGGATTGGCAATCAGACCGATGTGGCGGGTGTAACAGAGCGTGGCGTGGTTGTTACAGATGAAAATACTACTGGAGCAGTTTTTGTTGGTCGTAAATCATCTACAAATACATTCACAAATGCATCACTTATCCTGGCAAAATCTGGTGGAACTGCTGCATCGCCAACAGCAGTCGTAAATAACGAATATATTGGAAGCGTTTTATTTAGTGGATTTGATGGAACAAATTATTCACCAGCAGCACAAATACTTGGTGCTGTAAATGGCGCTCCTGGTGTTGGAGATATGCCAGGAATGTTGTGGTTCTTGACTAGCGCAGACGGTACTGCTTCACCAGTTGAGCGTATGCGTATTGATTCTGCTGGCAATGTAAACATTGGAACAAATGGAAGCGTGGCAGCAGGTGGAACTAATACTCAGGGTCTGTCTATCAACGGACAAGATGTAGAACTAATGACAATTATGGGTGCTTGGATATAACAACTACGGAAAGGTAGTAAATAATGGCTACAGTAAGTAAAGCCCTCTTTAGAGGGGCAGCAACAACTAATACAGGAACAACCCTGTATACAACCCCGTCTGGAAGCACAGCAATCGTTACTAACATTGCTATTTCCAATACGGCAGCATCAACATCTACGGCTACTATTGCTTTGAACGGAATAAATGTTGTTCCAACAGTAAGCATTGCAGCAAATACAGTAGTTGTAATTGACCTAAAGCAGACACTAACTGCTACTCAAACAATCACTGGTGGAGCATCTACCACTGCAGTAACACTTCATATCAGTGGTGTGGAGGTAAACTAATATGGCGATTCAACAATATCCCGCACCAGCAGCAGGCGGTGCAGCCTCTGCAGGTACACAAAGATTCACATCGTCTGGAACTTGGACAGCACCTGCTGGCGTTACTGCTGTAACTGCAACCGTAGTTGGTGGCGGTGGTGGCGGTGGTGCTTCAGGTAATTCAACTGCAAACTCTAACTATAATTTTCCAGCAGGCGGTGGTGCAGGTGGAGTAGTAACTACAGAAACAGTTTCAGTTACTCCAGGCACAACCTACTCTGTAGTTGTTGGCGCTGGCGGAAGCAAAGGTGTTTCAACAGGTCCAGATACTTCATTTGTTGCAGCATCTGCAGGAGGTTATTCAAGTTTTGCATTGAACTATACGATTCAAAATCTCATCACTAATGGAGCAGTAGAAGTTGGTGTTGGTGATTGGTTACAGGGCGAGGAACCTTTTGGTTCAACTGTGACAAATCCACCATCATATCCAAGTGGATACAATGGAGAGCCAGTAGTTGGCTCCTTTACGACCAACACTGCTAACCCAAGTATTACAAATGTTACAGGTATGTTTACTGCAAATCAAACTCGTTGGTTTAACAACAATAGAGGAAACTCTGGATACAGAGATTTAATACTTTGGGTTCCAGTACTTGGAAATACTCAATATATTCTAAGTGCTTATGGTGCATCACAAGGCAGCAGTATGCAAGGAGCAATACGCATTGACTGGTATTCTGGTTTTAACTCAGGACTATTAGGAAATTTACAAGGCTCAGTAATAACATTAAATACTGGCGGAAACTGGACTAGAACAAGCATAACTGGAACATCCCCATCTAATGCAACTTGGGCTTTAGTTAGGCTTATGTCTAGTGCAACAAGTCCAATTTGGACTGGTGTGCTTTTACAGCCAGGTTCAACACTCAACAATTATGTTGGACCACTTACATCAACAACAAACAAACTCATTAATGGGCTTGGGGTTATTACAGTAACTAGTGGAATTGTTAATAGTGGCGGTGGTGGTGGTTGGGGTGCAAGAACTACAACTGCTGTTGCTGGCACTGGTTTTGGTGGTGG